CCGTTACGCCATTCAAAATGGGCAGATCACTTTTCAACACCTGCGTGGGTTTGTTGGGCAGTTACATGGACACCGAAAGTATGTGTCAATAAATGCCTAACCAAACGATCCTCGAACAAGTTAGAACACCTTTAGCAACTGCTTTATCAAGTGTTGCAGGAAATGTTTACGCTTTCGTTCCAGAGTCCGTAGTTCCTCCAGCTGTGGTGTGCGTTCCAGATTCGCCATATCTTGAATTTGAAACAATAAGCAAAGCAAACATTCGCGCTAAGATTAATATGACCATCACAGTTGCAGTTGCTTACAATAGCAACCCAGCATCGCTCGACAATATCGAGCAATTAATAATCAGTGTTCTGGCAGTAATTCCAACAGGATATATTGTCAGTTCGGTCGAAAGACCAACAGTAACAACAGTTGGAGCATCAACGCTGCTAATTGCAGATGTTCGAGTTTCTACCTACTACACAAGAACAATCTAAGGAGTAATCATGGCAACCCAAGTAATTACAGGTCGCGATGTATCGCTGTCTTTTTCTGGTTCACTCGGAACAGACATTGATGCACAAGCACTTTCAGCGACTTTAACAAAAACACTAGATCGTCAAACTTATCAAACACTTGATGGTGAGGCTTACAAGACAACCAATGTTGAAGCAGAATTCACAATGGAAATTCTTGCAGATTGGGGCAAGACAAATTCAGTATGCGAGGCTCTATGGGCAGCAGCAGATAACACACCAGATAACACTTTTACAGTTACAATGACCGTAACATCTGGACACACTTTTGCGTTCGATTGCCTACCAGCTTATCCAGCACCAGTTGGGGGAACAGGCGCAGATGCACAGACTGCAACATTTACTTTCAAAGTATCTAAGGGCGCAGTAACCGAAACACTATAAGAAAAAAACGGGAGCAAACAAATGAAGTTACCAATAACAATTGAATACAGCTCAGGCGAGCAAGCAACTTATATTGCCCAACCGCCTGAGTGGGCGAAGTGGGAAAAGCAAACAGGAAACACAATTGGGCAAGCCCAAGACAAAATGGGTATATCCGATCTAATGTTTCTTGCATATCATGCTCATAAGCGTGAAGCAGCTGGAAAGCCTGTTAAACCTTATGATATTTGGATGGAAACAGTTACTGATGTAATAGTCGGTGATGCGAACCCAAAAGCCACGCAGCAGGAAGCCTAAACAGATTATTGGTTGAGTTGGCATTAGCCACACACATACCAATGAGTGAATGGGTTGATGCAGATGACATTTTTACAGCGATAGAAGTATTGGAGGCTCGAAATGGCAGTTAGCACCGAGCCGTCAATTTTCTTTTCCAAAAGAGAGCTAAATCAAATTTCAAGAGTTTTTCGCAACATGGATGACATGGCAAAAGAAAAAGCAAAACAAAAAATTCAAGAGTTAGTTGGGCGACAATTATCTGCAATAAGAGCTGCTGCTGGCGCAAGAGGTAAAGTTGCACAACGCATTGCTGATGGTGGCGAAGTTAAAAAATCATCGTTGCAAGGTGAGTTAAAATTTGGTTTTGCTGGTCAAAAGTTTTCGGGTGGCGCAACAACACAATTTAATACTCGCAATGATCCACCCGGTAAAAGACCGGGAATTGGCGGTGGTTTTGAATTTGGAAGCAAAAGATTTCCAAACATGCCACGATGGTCTGGACCAATGCCAAAAGGTCCGGGTTCTAGAGGTTGGTTTATTTATCCAACTATAAGAGCAACACAACCTGAAATTATTAAAGAGTTTGAGGATATTGTAATTAGTCTTGGAAAAGAGTGGTCAGATGGCATCAGCTAGTAGATCCTTAACACTTTCAATTGTTGGCGATATTGATGGTTTGCAAAAAAGCCTTAAACAAGCAGACACCGAAATACAAGGATTTGGTGGCAAGGTTGGTGAGTTTGGAAAAAAGGTTGCTGCTGCATTTGCGGTTGCTGCTGCTGCTGCTGCTGCATACGCAGTAAAGCTTGGCATTGATGGCGTTAAAGCAGCAATTGAGGATGAGGCTGCACAACTTAGATTAGCAAGTGCTTTAAGAGCTGCCACAGGTGCTACTGATGCCCAAATAAGGGCAACTGAGGATTACATAAGCAAGACATCTCTAGCAACAGGAGTTTCCGATGATGAACTCAGACCGGCATTACAGAGGTTAGCCTTAAGCACAAAAGATACAGGTAAGGCACAGGAATTATTAGCACTTGCGTTAGATGTAAGCAAAGGTTCTGGTAAAGATTTAGAAACAGTTGCTACTGCTCTTGGTAAAGCACAGGATGGCAACACAACATCACTTGGCAGATTAGGACTTGGTTTATCTAAAGCCGAACTTGCAACATTGTCATTTGAGCAATTGCAAACAAAGTTATCTGATTTATTTGGCGGTGCAGCAGCCCGTAATGCGCAAACCTTTCAAGGTCGCATTGAGGTATTAAAGAATGGTTTTAACGAAGCAAAAGAAGCTGTTGGAGTAGCCTTATTACCTATTATTGAAAAACTTATCGAATTTATAATTACTAATGGCGTTCCAATTGTTGATAAATTTAAAGATGCTTTTAATGTAATTAAAGATGCAATTGATCGCAATAGAGATAATTTTACTGAGTTTGCAAACTTGTTAAGAACTGTTGTGTTTCCAATACTAGAAAAGATATTTGGCTTTTTGTTAGATGTTGGTGTTAGAGCAGCATCAGCAATTATTGATGCTTTTGGTGCAATTGTTGGAGCAATTACGCCGGTGTTAAATTTTATTATTAGCGCAATAAATAAAGTTATTGATGGATTAAATCTTGTTAGAGGTGGCGCAGATATAGGCAAAATTAGCACAATAGGTGGTGCAAGTGGCGGTGGCGGTGGCGGAGGAGGATTTAGTGGTATTCCTTCCGCTGCTGGCGGAGGTGCAGGATTTGCCGGAGGTGGCGGTGGTGGAACTAGTGGAGGTGGCGGTGGTGGAACTAGTGGTGGTGGCGGTGGTGCAGGTGTTGGCACAATAGCCGGAGCAAGTAGTCTCACAGATTTAGTTAATAAGTTAGCAAATGTGCAAGACAAAATTGCAGATGTAACATTTGCAACCTTAACTGGTGGCATTAGTAAATCAGCTGCACAAAAGCAACTAGATACATTACAAGCAGAATTTAGAGTATTAGAAAAGCAAGCAAATACATTGGCTGCAAATCCACAAATCTTAATCAATGTAAGTGCAATTGATACAGAAGGTGCTGCAAGAGCTGTGGCAAAAGCCTTAAATGATAGCGCAGCAAGATCAACTCCTGCATTAAGTTATCAGTCAATAAGAGAAAAAGCAGGATAATGACTGCATGGTCGCCTGATTGGAAACTTACTGTCGCAGGTGTTGATTACACCGACATTGCAATAAGCGATATTCAGCATCAGGCTGGTCGCTCAGATATTTATCAGCAACCAAATCCATCATACATTCAAGTTAGTTTTGTAGCATTATCTGGTCAAACATTGCCATTTGACATTAACGACAGTTTAAGTCTGCAAGTCAAAGACACAGCAGGTGCTTATGTTAATTTATTTGGTGGGGATATAACTGATCTAACTGTTAGCGTTAGTCAAACTGGTGGGATTGCAAGTGTTATTGAATACACAGTCCTTGCAATGGGATCACTTGTTAAGTTAGCAAAAGAATTATATTTAGGCACAATCTCACAGGATGAGGATGGAAATCAAATATATGACCTTTTGTCTAGCGTATTGCTTGGCACTTGGAATGATGTGCCAGCAGCTACAACTTGGGCAGGATACGATGCAACTGAAACATGGGCTAATGCGCTAAATCTAGGACTTGGCGAAATTGACACTCCTGGACTTTACACAATGGAAAACAGAGCAGCCGAAACAGATACTATTTACAACATTGCAAGTCTTATTGCTAACTCAGCATTCGGATATTTGTATGAGGATAATGAAGGAAACATTGGATACGCTGATGCAGATCATCGTCAAACTTATCTGATAGCCAATGGGTATGTTGATCTCGATGCTAGACATGCACTAGGTCAAGGACTTAGCACAATTACTCGATCAGGTGATATCCGTAATGATGTGTATATCAATTATGGCAATAACTTTGGATCACAGGAAACTGCAACCTCAGCAACCTCAATTGCAACTTATGGCTACAAAGCCGAAAGCATTCAATCAGTCCTTCACTCAGCTGTGGATGCTCAAGCTGTGGCAGATCGTTATATTGCTCAAAGAGCATTCCCTCAACCAGCATTCCAGAGCATTACATTCCCAATCACAAATCCAGAGATTGATAATA